CTGACGGCGGCACCGTCAAAGCTTTCAGTCCCATCGCCCGTCCGCAAAGATTCAGCGGCATTTATTGAAGGAGACCATGACCATGGAAGACTACAACCGATCTGCCGCGCGTCGCGCCAAAGAGGCACGGGCGGACGAGATGTCCAAGCCGATGGGCAAGGTGAAACCCAAATCTCGACCGGGCACCGTCCGCCCACAGGCACGTCCTGAAATCGTCGATCTTACGCCCGAGGCCGAGCGTTACGAGGACGAGACCCGGCAAGAGTTCCGCGACGGCGGCGTTGCCAAGGCTCGTGGCATGAAGATGTGCCAGATGTCCGGGCGCAACGGCGGCAAAACCTACTGACGGAGCGGACCCATGCCCACAATCCAGATCAGCATTCTGCCGGATATGATTCCGGTAGATCAGTATGACGACGACGACGACGGCAACAGCTGCCCGCTGCCGACACAGGATGCGGAACTCAACGAGGAGAACAAGGAGGCGGCCGTTGAGCGAGCTGGCTACCGTGATCCCGCTGACGGCGGCGCCTTTCGGGTATCCGAGATCTGCGGCAACTGCAAAGCCTACAACCAGACCGAAGATATGCTGGAGTGCATTGGCGACGAGTCCGGCGATCTCGGCTACTGCCAGATCCACAAGTTTGTCTGCGAATCCGGTTACACTTGCGACGACTGGGTCGAGGGCGGCCCGATGACGTCCGAGAGCCAACAGACGTATCGGGACAACCTTTGATGGATGTTGTGGATTTTGCAAAACATCTGTACAAGAAACTGCAGGAGCGAGAGGACGAGCTCGCTCAAGCGCTTGTGGCTGACGTCCCGAAGGACTGGGAGCAGTACAAGAAGATCGTAGGGGAAATACAGGGTCTTTCCTTTGCGTCAGATGAAATCAGGACCCTGCTGGAGAAACATAGCGACTATGACGACGGATTTGACGAATCTGGGTAAACTCGCAGAAAGTGTGGTCAAGAAAGACACAGGACCATCGCTCGACAGCGCCTACATCGCTACCTCTGACCGGGTCCTTGATCCCGGACTTCTCGAAAAAGATCTGGTTGACCGTCTCCCCCAGCCTACCGGCTGGAGGATTTTGGTCATGCCGTTCCAAGGCGTCGCAAAGACGACCGGGGGCCTTCACATTCCGGACGAGGTTCGGGATCGTGAGGCGTTGGCAACGGTTGTTGCCTATGTGCTGAAGCTTGGACCATTGGCGTACAGGGATCCGGATAAATTCGGACCCGACAGTATTCCATGGTGCGAGCAAGGCCAGTGGGTCTGCATTGGTCGTTATGCAGGTTCACGGTTCAAGATCGACGGTGGAGAGGTTCGCATCATCAACGATGACGAAGTGATCGCCACGATTCTTGATCCACAGGACATCAAGTCAGTTTAAGGAGGCCGATATGGCTGAAGACAAAGACGACGATCTGGGTCAGGAGATTGTTCTTGACGATCAGACGGATGCGCCTGCTGATGACCTATCGGAACAACAGGTGGCCGAGGCCGCTGACCGGGTTGAAAGCGGGGAAGACGATCTCGATGACTACAGCAGAAATGTGCAGAAGCGCATCAAAAAGCTGACGGAGAAGTATCGAGAGGCGGAGCGGCAGGGCCAAGAAGCCACTACATTCGCGCAGCAGGTGCTGGAGGAGAATAAAAAACTCCGGGAGCGGATGGAGAAACTCGATTCCGGCTACCTGACGGAATACGGCGCGCGAATCGAGGCCCAGATTGGCACTGCCCGCAAGGCGTACAAGGACGCTTATGAGGCCGGCGACACCGATGCAATGATCGAGGCCCAAGAAGCGCTGGCCCGAGCCACCGGCGAAAAAGATCGCTATGACATGGCCAAGCGCCGCGCGGATCAGCAGCGGGAAGCACGTCCCGCGCAGGAGAATCTGGCGCAGTATGCCCAGATGCCGACGCAACAACCGCAGCCTCAACATGCGCAACCTGATCCCAAGGCCCAGAGCTGGGCCGAAAAGAATGAGTGGTTTGGTCAGGACGAAGTCATGACCTACGCCGCGTTTGGGATTCACCGCAAGCTCGTCGAAGAAGAAGGCTTTGACCCAACAAGCGATGAGTATTATACTGAGATCGATCGGCGGATGCGTGTGGAGTTTCCACAAAAGTTCGCCGCCAAGAAATCGAGCACGAAGAGTCAGGTCGCCTCTGCTGGTTCTTCTGCGTCTCGCACCAACAAACAGGGGCGCCGGTCGGTAAAGCTGTCACCGTCGCAGATTGCCATCGCGAAGAAGCTCAATGTTCCTCTTGAGGAATACGCGAAATACGTGAAGGAGTAAGTGACAATGGCTGACAGAACACCCCGAGCCGCAGAAACCCGCGACAAAACGCAACGTCGCAAACCTTGGGCGCCGCCCAGCCACCTCGATGCTCCTGATCCCCCTGCGGGATACAAGCATCGCTGGATTCGAACCGCAATGCGGGGCGAGGAGGACAAAGTGAACGTCCATGCCAAGCTTCGTGAAGGATGGGAACCCGTCCGTGCGGATGAGTATCCGGATCAAAACTATGCTTCGATCGACGAAGGTCGATACGCAGGCATTATCGGGAATGGTGGTCTGATGCTGTGCCGCGTACCTGAAGAAACAGTGCAGGAAAGAGCCGCGTATTACGGGAACCGGACCCGCGAACAAATGCAAGCTGTGGATCAGGACCTGATGAGGGATGAACATCCCTCGATGCCGATCACAAGAGATCGGCGCAGTCGTGTCACGTTCGGTGGTCGCAGTAGCGACGCCGACTAATTGAAACTGAAGGAGCTATACCATGGCTAACATCAATGGTGCCTTTGGTCTTCGTCCTATCGGCAAGATGGGTCAGAACACCAACAGCACCGGTGCCACTGAGTATCGCATTGCCTCCAGCAACACGAATGCGATCTATCAGGGCTCTCCTGTTATCCCGCTCGCCGCCGGTGTCATTGACATCGTTGGCGCGGACGCAGGCGGCACTGTGGGTCTGCTTGGTGTTTTCTGGGGCTGCGAATACGTCTCGTCGGTCACCGGTGAAAAAGTCTTCTCGAACTACTGGCCGGGGACGGGTGCAGACTCGAACTTCCCCGTCAAGGCGTTCGTGTATGACGATCCCGCCCAGCTGTTCCTGATCGCGACGTCGAACGTCGTGGCAGCGGCTGACACCGAAGCCGAGGTTCGTGCCGCAGTGTTTGCAAACGCAAACTTTGCAGACGGCACCGCCGGTTCGACGACCACGGGTCTGTCGAGCGCAACGCTGGACCTCAACACCATCGCCACCACCAACACGCTGAACATGCGGATCATGGGCGTCCTCGACGACCCGGAAAACTCCGACTTCACCGCGGCTGGTGTGGGCATCATCGTTCGTCTGAACAACCACTTCAACTCGCCGAACGGCGCGATTGCTGGTGGCACTGTTTCGACGACTGGCGTGTAAAGGAGGTCTGAGTTATGGCTATTTCTCGCGCACAACTTGCGAAAGAGCTCGAACCGGGTCTCAACGCTCTGTTCGGCATGGAGTATGGTCGCTACGAGACCCAGCACTCCGAGATCTACACCACCGAATCTTCGGATCGTGCATTCGAAGAAGAAGTGATGCTCTCGGGCTTCGGTGCTGCTCCGACCAAGTCGGAAGGCTCGGCGATCACGTTCGATGAGGCGACTGAGGCGTACACCGCGCGCTACAACCACGAAACCGTGGCGATGGCGTTTGCACTGACCGAAGAGGCCATTGAGGACAACCTCTATGACCGCCTCGGCAGCCGCTACACCCGCGCGCTGGCACGTTCGATGGCCCACACCAAGCAGGTGAAAGCCGCGGCTGTGCTTAACAGCGCCTTCGATGGTGGTGCAACGGCAATCGGCGACGGCAAAGCTCTCTGTGCAACGGACCACCCGCTCACCAGCGGCAGCACGTTTGCCAACGAGCCCACCACTCCCGCCGACCTGAACGAGACGTCGCTTGAGGACGCCCTGATCAGCATCGCCGGTTTCGTTGACGAGCGTGGTCTGAAGATTGCCCTTCGCGGCATGAAACTGATCGTGCCTCGCCAGCTGCAGTTCGTGGCCGAACGTCTGATGGTGTCGAACCTGCGGGTTGGCACGGCAGACAACGACGTCAACGCGCTGAAGTCCATGGGCATGCTGCCCGAGGGCTACGTGGTCAACGACTTCCTGACCGACCCGGATGCATTCTTCATCAAGACGGATGCTCCCCGCGGCTTCGTGCACTTTGAGCGCACCCCGCTCAGCACGGGTATGGAAGGAGACTTTGACACCGGAAACATGCGTTTCAAAGCACGGGAGCGTTACAGCTTCGGTGTTAGCGATCCGCGCTGTGTGTTCGGTTCGCCGGGCGCTGCGTAAGCGGCATCTGGATAGTGAATCCGAAAGGGCGGCTTCAGTCGCCCTTTCTTTTTGTTTGCAGCTCATGTATCCTACCCCCATCCCTGACAGCCCGCATGGTGCGCGCTGACACTAGCCACGACAGGAGACTCCAATGGCTAATACGACTTTCTCTGGGCCGGTACGCTCGGAAAATGGTTTCAAGTCCATCACCAAAAACTCGACGACCGGTGCAATCACCGAGATCACGACCATGGGCGGAGCTCCGGTAGCTCTCGCTGACGGCGATGTGACCCTGACCAATGCGACCCACAGCGGCCGCGTTCTGGTTGTTCCGGATGGCGGACAGGACAACACCTACACGCTGCCCACCCCGGTCGCAGGTGCAATGTTCACCTTCGTCTACGGCGGCGCAGCAGCTGACGCCACGGACTTTATCGTGGACGCAGGTTCGGACACCAACTTCTTCGTGGGCAATGTCGCATTCAACGACACCGACGATGGCGCAGCCTCTGTTGTTTTTGCTGACGGCGATTCGAACAGTGTTCTGCAGGTCAATGTTCCGGGGTCCGCGGTGATCAATGTGATGGCCAAGGACGGCACCAACTGGTACGTCTGGGGTTCGGTCACAGGCGCCACTGCCCCCGCCTTCTCCGACCAAGCGTAAGGGGGTCGAACATGGCCGGCTCTGACGTAAAGGCCAAATTTATCGAGGCCGACACCAACGCAGCAGACGCGGACAGCGTCTGCACTGCGGAAACCCTGTCCGGGGGTGGCGTGCAAGCCATCCCCATCGACGGTGCCGATGCCTCTGGCGGCGTGGCCACATTCACTGCGGCGCGGAAAATCACCGTGACAGCTTCGGGTGCCGATAGCGCACGCACGGTGACGGTGACGGGCACGGATGTGAACGGCGACGCGCAGACGGAAGCGATTGGGGTAACGGCTTCCGGTGTGTCCACTGGAACCTTGTACTTCCGCACTGTTACTGCGGTCACCGTGGATGACGACACAGTGGGCACCCTGTCTGTTGGCATGTCCAACGACGCGTTGGACGTGATCTTTGCCGAGCGGGCGCGACTCAAGGGGGCGTTCATCGTCAACTCTGACACCGCTGGGGTTCTCACCTTCACGAATGGCAGCGCTACGGGCACCGAAAAACTAAAGCTGGGCACGGTTGCTTCTGCAACAGCCGAGCGCGATGTAACCATCCCGTCCGAAGGGATCATGTTTGAAGCGGGCTGTTTCCTGCCATACACGGCAGGCACAACCGTCTTCACGAACATGACGGCCTTTCACGCGTAAGAGGTTCACTCGATGGCTCATGAGATCCGTTCCATCTCGCAGGTCGGAACCTCGGAGCCGTTTGAGCTTCAGGTGGCCCGGGGCCAGATCCCGGGCCACC